CAACGAATCAAAGAAGATCCGTCCCGTCTACTCCGTCGACGAACGTTTCCTTCACATTGAGAAAATGCTCACAACCAACGCCCTAGCACAACTCCGTAACCCGGAATCCTGTGTTGCCCACGGCCTTGAAACCTTTCGAGGTGCAACTGCACTCATTAACAGAATTGCACTCTCCTTCCTCGCATTCATCTCACTTGATTGGTCCCAATTCGACCAACGCCTTCCCCGATATGTAATCGCAGCCTTTTACCTCGATTACCTACCCTCATTACTCATAATATCCAACGGATATTTTCCCTCCCGCTATTATTCAGATACAACCCAACCAGTACCCGAATTTGCATCTAAGATCTTTAATCTTTTAATTTTCCTTACGACATGGTATTTCTCCATGACCTTCCTCTCATACGATGGTTTTGCATACATTCGACGAAACGGTGGTGTACCTTCCGGACTCCTGAACACTCAGTTCTTGGATTCTTTCGGAAATATGTACGTCATCACAGACTGCCTCTTGGAATTTGGATTCACAAGCGACGATTGCCTCAACATGCTATTTCTAGTTATGGGAGATGATAACCTCATTTTCCTAAACCAGAACTACGCTCGCGTGTGCCAATTCATGGAATTTCTTTCCACGTATGCACTATCGCACCACGGCATGGCTCTCTCCATCTTGAAGAGTGTGTATTCCACACTGTCCAACAAGATTTCTTTTCTGAGCTACACTAATGATTCAGGCATGCCAACCCGACCCCTCGGCAAACTAGTTGCACAGCTAGCGTTCCCCGAACGCCCCATCCCAGCTGACCGCACCTGGATGCACTCCGCCCGAGCCCTCGGACTAGCATACGCTTCCTGTGGCCAAAACCCACTGTTCTATCACCTCTGCAAAATGGTATATGAAGAGTTCCGTCCCACTGAAGCCCTCAAGTCAATACAAGTTGAAAAAGTTCTTAGAAAGCTCGTCCACTCTGGACTTGAATTCGATCTCGAAAACGATGAATTCATCTTTCCCGACTTTCCAACTCTAGCGCACATTAGATCTATTGTTTGCACGTACCATGGACCCTTCTCCGAAGAAGATAAATGGAATACAAACTTATTCTCTATCCCGCCAAGCGACAACCTGACAGACTACATGACTCTGAAAGACTTCATTCACACTGATGAAAGAATGTCCGACACCGTTCGTAATTTGTATCACGGTTAATTTGATCCTGCACCCTACTATGGGCCAGTTTCCATCGCACCTTATTAATTAATAATTTATAATAAATAATATAAAAA